CACCGCCCCCGTAATGTGGTCATGGTCTAGCACCGCCTGATCGGCAGAGCATGGGAGCTTGCACAGGGCGCACGCGCAGTGTTGCTTAAGGCGCAGTTCTTCGCGGACGCCTGCGACTTGGGTAGTCTTCAGTCGGGTCATAGCACGGCGCTCTTGATGCGCTGGGTGATGATTGCTTGGGCGTTGCCGAACAGTTCGCGGACATGACCGAGCGGGTTGCCGTCGTCCAGTACGTTGAAGACACGCGAACGCTCGTCGTTGCGCATCCACAGGAGCACAGCCTGCTCTAGCAGCTGCACGTCCCACGCGTCGCCGTAGTAGCCTTTGTACAGGCCACCGACAACCATGAACGCATGCTCGTTGTTCTGGCACTCGGCCAGCAACTTCATGGCGGTAGCCTCTCCGCACAAGCCTTCCTTACCGTTGGGCTTCACGTACTTGGGCAGACCGGGCACGAAGTCGGCGTTGTCGCCCATCAGCATCTGTAGCCAGAACCACTTGCGGCCATACACCAGGTCGTTGAACACAAGCTCCCAGGTTTCCGGCGGCACCTCGATAAGGCGCATCGTGTCCCAGGTAAGGTGCAGGCCAGGGACCATACGCATGTCCTTGTCCTGCGTGTGGATAACCACGTTCTTCCAGCCCAGCATGGTACTGTACTTGCCGAACAGGTCATCAGCCTCGGCGTCTGAGGTCAGGTCGGAGGACAGCGGCGGCTCCTGCTCCAGGATACGACGCAGGTACTCCCAGTTCTGGGGCCTACGGCCACTGCTGCGCTGGCCTTGGTACTCTTTGACCGTGGCCGTGGCGTAGCGGTAGCCCTTGTGCGAATGGCGTGCAGTCAGCAGCAGGCGATGCGTCTCCGCGCCGCTTGCACGCTTTGCGGCGCCCAGCGTGTTCATCAGGTTGATACGGGCCTGTCCCGGTGAGCACTCTTCGTTACCTGCGCAGGTGTAGGCCAGGGCGTCACCGTCAGAGAACAACACCCTGCCCGGCACTGCCGGGAGGGTAGTTGTAGCTTGCGGTTCCGCCGCCACTGCCTTGGCAACAGCGGGGGAGTTGAACATCAGAACGGAATGTCGGCGTCTTCCGGCGGCGTGTAGCTACCGGTCTGGTTGCTGGTCGGAGCGCTGGGCTTAGTGCTCAACGCATCGCGGCCGGACTCAGGCGGGGGCAGGTCAAGCGCGGGCTGACCACCGCTCACCTGCTGCGCGCCGCTACCTTCGTAGTTGACGGCAGACTTGATCTTGTTCTGAAGCACGTTCTTGCTCTTGGCGGGAGCGACCACGGCGCCGGTCTTTTCGTCCCTACGTTCGGGGTACTCGCCGTCGATGAACAGGCTATCCCACGAAGCCTTGTCTGCGTAGTTCCACAGGAAGTAGCGCAGCGGGCTGATGACCGGATCGACTTGCACCGGGCGGGGTTCTCCCGTTTCCGGGTCGTCCACACGCGGCGGACGGATGCTGTACGCACCGTCTGCGGGGTTGCGCAGAACAGCGGTGACACGTTCCTTACCGTCTTGACCCTTCCACTTGTCGTGGTAGATCGTACCGAGGAACGCCTCGCCCAGCAGCTGCACCATGTGGGTAGCCGTGCCGGCGTAGTTCATGCGCTGGAACAGCTTGAAGAAGTTGGCCTTTTCGTTGAGGCTCAGGTTCTCTTCGATGGTGATGCGCAGCGGGATTTTGTTACCGTTGTCATCGACGCGGGGCTGGTGCTTAGGACCACTGACCTCGAAGATCAGTTGCACCTTGTCCTGCGTCTTGGGCACACCCTTGTAGGTGCTGGTATGCTTACCCACTTCGATGTAGCCGATGAAGCGCAGCTTGCAGAAGCCTTCAGCCGGTGGGGTGTAGTCACCGCCGCCAGCCTTGGCTTTGGTCATGTCTGCGCCTTCTGCGGCGGCCTTGGCGCCCAGCGCCTTGAAGTCGATGATGGTCATTGTTGTGCCTGTTCAAAGGAAGGTTTGTAGTTGCCCATGTAGAGGGCGCGGAGTTCGTCGCGGTAAGGCTTGGCGTCGTCTCTGACGGTAGCGATACGGCCCTCGTCCATCATGGACTTGCCCCAGGTGGTGTCTGACGGTACGGGTACCGGCACGTTCCAACTGAAGAAGTATTCCATGTAGTCCGAGGCTGCTTCCATGCAAGCATGCAGCAGCGCGGCGGCTTCACGTTTTACGCTGTTGTGGAAGTCCCCATACAGCGCGTCGTGAACTTGGTTAACGAGCAGGGCCTTGTGCCCAAAGTTCTTCCGGGCATAGAAGCTACGGACAGCCAAGTACATGGCCGCCTTAGCCCACTCACCGCCGCCACCCTGCACGACGTAGTTCTTAATCTCCGTCGGGGAGAAGCTAGTGAAGATGCCACGCTTGACCAGATACTCTGGACTAGGTTGCTCGGTGTACTCGTAGAGCTTACCGTCGGGTGTGCGGTAGTGGGACTTACCGATGTGGCAGGTCACACCCCGTACTTCCGGGTGGGTAATAACGGTACCAGATGGTTGACGGTTCGCCTTGATCTGCTCCGTGATCTGCTCATAGTACAGGTCGATTTCTGGGTAGCGGGTAGACTCCGCCAGAATCAGGGCTTCCACTTCTTCCAGCGGCATGCCCGTAGACTCTGCGATTTTCTTGGCCCCGGCACCGTATGCACGCTGGAACGAGAAGACCTTAGCCTTAGTGCGCTTCTTGTCCCACTCGGGGTCAGCGTCAACCCACGTGCCGTCCTCTGCCTTGTAGCCCTTGCACAGCTTGAGCACTTCGTCATAAGGCATGCCCTCTTTCTGGGACACGCGGACGCAGTGCATGTCCAAGCCTGCACGCAAGTCGAGGATCAGCTGCTCGCAGCGGGTAAGGATGGCCTGGACGTACACTTCCAGCGCAGTGAAGTCGGACTGGCAGATAACGCCGTCGGCGCCAAACCGGCTGACGAACGTGCGCTTGATCTGCGAACCCTTCTGCTTTCCGGTAAGCTCGTCGTAGCTGCCCTTGCTGATGTTTTGCAAGTTCGGATCGCTACTACTGAACCGTCCCGTGACTGTGTTCGTGTGGTTAATCCGGTGATGGATCAGACCGTGCTCGTCAACAAGCGCCAGCATACCCTTGGACTTACCCGTCTCTGGGTCGGTCACAATGTAGTACGTGCTGAGGTCCTTGGTCATAGTCTGGAGTTCAGCCATGACGGTAAGGAACGGGATACCCCGCTTGCCCAACTCTTCGATCACATCAGAAGCCGTGCTGTACACGCCGGGCGTACTGCTCTCCCACTTACGCTCAGCCCAGGTAAAGCCCGGCAGAGTGTAAGTGTCCTTACCCATACGGGACTTGGGCTTGCTGAGATCAGGGCACTTGACCTTCTTGGTCTTGATCTCTCCGGTGTTCTTGCCGCTGGCGTAGCGCACAACCCGGATGCCCAGAGTACGGGCGGCGTCTACGGGCATGAGGTCGCCAGCACCTTCGTTGCCGCGGTAGTTCTCCGCAGCTTCGCACATGACCACATCCATCTGGCTATATGCCTGATCCGGGTGGCCTTCCTCGAAGGTGTATTCTCCAGTGGTCAGCAGGTACTCACGCCTGTCGTAGCTGACAGTACCGCCAAAGATCAGCGCGGACTTCTGAATTGGGCTTGTCCACTTGAACTCGAACGGTAGGTCTTCTGGTAGGAACTTCTCAAGCTCCAGCCGCACTATGTCGATCTTCTTGCGCAGTTCTTCTGCAAGGTGTAGCGCTAGTGGCATGTCCACAAACATGCCGTTACGTTCCATTTCGATGGAGCAGATAAGGCTGCCCATGTTGAGGAACACGCTGCGCAGTTGGCCAGCTTCTTTGGCCCGTGCCAGCTGGCCAAGAGCGATGCGGCGGGTGTTGCCAATGTCGCCCTCTTGGAAGTCACCGTTCTCGTCGGGACCGCCAATGAGATAGCGTGACAGCAGCGCGGGCTCAATGTCGGCGGTGTCTACGCCTGCCGCCCACAGAACCTTAACCTCGTCTACCTTCAGGTTGCCGCCGTAGCGCGGGGCTACCTCGTCCAGCGTCAGCATGTGCTCACGTGGGCCCATGCCGTTAAGCAGGTACTCGGCAAGCTGGGTGTCCCACACCATGCCGCCACCAGCCACAAACTCCATCCACGCCTCAAGGTTTTCCTTGTCTTGCAGTGCGTGCAGCAAGTCGAACTTGATGTTGTGACCAGCAAGCAGTCGGGCACCCTCAAGCACAGGCTTAAGCCAGCCTGGACCAGGGCGTTGCTTACCGAACCAGTATTCCGTGGGCTTACCCTCTACCTCGAAGGCGTGGGTTACTACCCAGTTCTCGGGATGGAACGGCGAGGCAAGGCGCTTGTTAAGCGTCTTGGTCGTAGTCTCCGTGTCCCATGCGCGGAGTCCTTTCATGCTTGCTTGAGCACCCAGATGGACATACCATCACGGGCCCCTACGGTACCGACCATGCAGTTATGGTCGCCGATCAAGCAATCGGTGGTGTGGCGCATGTCGCACCCCTCGCACCAGTTAGAGGTGTCGCCTTTAATGGGAGCACGTTCGTATGACTTCCCTGTGTATGGGCTTGTGTACTCGTCGGTGTAGTTGGCTTCAGTGGCCACGAGATTTCCTCAAGTAAGTGTGTAGCCGCATGGCGGCGATGCAGCCAAGTCCTGCACCCAAGCCCAGCGGGATCGCTAGGGCTAGGCCGGTCTTGACCAGCTGCGTGACAATCGTTATCTCGCACACCGCCATTAGCATGCTAGTAGGCATGACCCACCAGTAGCGGCTGTGCTGGACATTGAGTTGCTGAAATGCGCGCAGTGCGACGAACGCAAAACTAACGCAAAAGGTTAGGGCAAATGCCTGCATGTAAGTCCTTGTCGAACAGTATCTCTCCGGTGTCGGCACACACTACTCGCTGTACGTTGCGCCACGCGAACGTGCGGGCTTCCCCGCGCAGCTTGCAGTACGCCTTAAACACGGTGTCGGTAGCGCTGCACATAAGCACAGCGCGGTCACTTCGGGTACCGTCAGGCTTAACGTACCGCACCAAGAGGTTCACCGTTAATCCTTACTGGAGATTTCCGTTAAGGTGGACAAGGTTTAAGTAGGCTTCTGTGGCGTTGTAACCGTAGCACGTCACTTGACGGTACCATGGGCCTGCCCAAGAGGTACTCGCCCTCACTTTACCAGTACACTCCCAACGTCCCGCGTTTAACCAGATGCGGCTTGTGCTTCAGCGGTAGGACAGGCACCGGCCCGGGCGGGTCTCGTTCATCGCAGCACGCCTCACACAGAGGCCCCAAATCGCTACCGCCCGGATCTTTCGGCGGCAGATAAATCGAGTCCTCATTGCACCGACCTGTCGGCTGATCGCAAGCGACGCAGCGTTGAATATTCTGTATACTCACGGCGTCTTACCGCCACGCAAACACACCCAGATGGTGCAGCATGGCAACAGGTTAACGCACAGGCGCCTGTTGTGCTTGCTCCAGTGAGCACCCACCCACAGGCCGCCCGGCTGAAAGAGTACGCCGAATTTCACCGGTCACCGTCCTTGAACAAGAAGTGCAGAATCAGCGCTGCTATGATACCGCCCGCCGGCACGGCCAGCACTGTCAACAGCGCGCTTAGATCGCCCGTGCTCATGTCAGGTCCAGGTACATACCATTGTCGCCAGAGTACACACGGTACCCGTAGCTTTCCAGCAAGCGCTTCATGCGCGGAAGATCGTTACCGTCAAAGAAGGCCACGCCACGCTTACCCATCTTCTTGCTGATAACGTCAGCGTTAAGGGCAACGTGCGTTTTGAATCGCTCTTCTTGCTGGTCGTTGTAGAATTTCGCTTGCGCTTCTTTGAAGGTGACTAGCGGACTCACTTTGCAAACTCCACGTAACGTCCTCGGTTACCGTCGAAGAGGACTTCTGCTTGCGGGGACGCTGGCACACCGGTACGCACCTTCTTGTTCTTGGTGGTACCGATGTAACGGCTGTTGGCCAGCACTGGATCATTGACTGCGCCCAACGTAATGATAACGTCAGCCGCGCCTTGCTTGCCGGTCTTGCTGTCTTTCAGCATGGGCAGCGTTGGGTATTGCAGGCCGTCGCCGTCGGCGCTGATCTGCGACGTAGCGATAACGGCACAGTCATGCTTAACGCCACGCACACGGGCCCACTGATACATGGCTTCCAGCAACTGGTCGGTACGTTGGCCGTTGTTGTTGACCTCGCCACCGAACTTGATGTTGTCCACCATGTCGAACAGCACTGCCGCCGGGCGGTGCAGTTTCATCAGGTCTTCGACTTCGTGGTTCCACATATCGTGAATGTCGAAGATGCGCAGCGTACCGCCACGGCCACCGAGAGCAGCGGCGTACTCGTCCCGGATGGTGCCTGCGTTGGCCTTAGCCACAAGCTCTTCGGTCGTAGCGTTTAGCGCCGCCTGGAAGCAGCGCGTTACGATACGCTTGCCTGGGCCCTCGTTGTTGAACCACAGGATGCTGCGCCGTTCGCCAGGGTACAGGGCATCCACCTGACTGGCCATGAACGTAAGCTCACTGGCCGCAAAGGTAGTCTTGCCCTTGTCTGGGCGTGCTGCCACTACTACGAAGTCGCCAGCGCGCAACGGCTTGATGTGCCGGTTAAGGCAGGGCAGGCGCCAGTGCAGGCCGGTGTCGTCCTCTTCTTCCTTGAGCAGGTCTTCGATGGCGTCGAGAACCTGCGGGTTCTTCACCTTACGGTCGATCTGTTGATCGTAGGCGTCGAGGTAGGACGTTAGGCCCTGCCGCAGGTCCACTTCCTCGCCAGCTTGGAAGCGTTCGATCATGCTGGCAACGTCGTAGGCCGTGGCCGTCTCTACCAGCCGCTTCATCAAGCCCTCTGCAATGTCCTCGCTAACGTCTTCCTGAATGTCCAGGAACAGCTGGTCGTACACTGCAAAGTCTTCGTCGCTGAGCTTTGGATGGATGCTCTTGAAGAAGATATTGAAAGGCTCTCGGTGAATCCGGGAGCTTTGCGGGAACTCCTTGAAGTACCGACCGTAGTCGGTAAGGAGGATTTGCGTGCGCGTGTCAAGCGCTTTGCGTGGGAGGGCACGCGCCAAGTTCTCGTACCGTTCCCGGTACTTGAGCAGGCGCAGCGTGGTAAGGTCAAGGCTCATATTGCTGAGTGCAGTGTCGCACGAATTTCCTCGATGGTGTGCAGCTTTGGGTCTTTCTCTGAGCGTATGTCTATTACGGTCAGGCCGTAGGCCCGCAGCTGCTTGGTGTATCTTGCAGCAGCCTTGCGGCCGGGCCCGTCGGGGTCCAGCCACACGGCTACTGGCCTACGCCTACGCATGAACTCTGCAACGTAAGCGTCGGGGACGTTGGTTCCCATTGCGGGCCAGCCTTCGCCCACTAAGCCTATCTTGTAGGCGCTGAGAATGTCCTCGGTCAAAACGGGAAAAGGCCCCGAGCCATAGGACACTAGCATGTCCTTGGGTCGGGGTGTCGGTGCCAGGTACTTAGGCTTGCGTCCGTCTACCGCCCTGGCTTGGTAGTAGATGGGTCCTAGCGATGGGTCGCTGCGGACTGGTATAACAACCCGTGCCGTTGCGCGGTGCCAATAGGCCCCAAGCCGCCCAATGTCTGCGTTGCTGAGTCCGGCTTTGTAGAACCAGAGCTTAGCTCCAACAGGCCAATCGTGTACAGCATACACAGCCGGTCCTGGGAAATCCCGTAGGCCCGTGCAAACAACATCTTCTTCAGAAAGTTTTGCAAGGCTGGCGACAAGTTCTGAAAAGTCTTGCTTGACTGGGAGGAAGCCCGGTTCACTGCAACGAAAGCACCAAGCCGAGTAACCCCGCGCGTTACGGGAAACACGGAGCTTACGTCCATCCCCGCAGTTGTGCTCAACATCCTTGAGTTCTCCTATCTCTAGGCCGGTAGCGTGATGCTCCCACGAGCCTTTGTCTAGGCTCATGGGAGCGGCTTGATGATGCGGCGGAAGCCGTAGACAAAGTCGTAACGTGTTGTGTCAACGACTGTAAGCCATCGGCGTCCGCCTATTGTCAGGACTTCAAACTGTCGTAGCATTGCCGCAGCTGCGCCTGAGCCATTCCCCGCAAGCGGGGATCTCCACGGGTCATGGCCTTCAGCAGTGCATCTTTCTCCGCCAAGTACACCACAGCAAACTTCGGGTCATGCTTAACAATGTCCCGTGTGTTGCTGATAAGATCAGCGTACTTGATGGTTTGGACTGCCGGGTGTGCCCGGTATAGTCTCACACGGTCTTTGTTCTTACGGTAAGTCCGGTTTTCCGGTCCCTCGTAATTGGTCAGCTGCTCGACCATGTGCGCAACCGCAGGCCCAAACCGAAAGTTGAGTTCTTCTTCGGTAACGCCCTGATCTTCCATGCTGTCGTGCAAATAGGCAGCTTGCACCATGCTGTTCAGATGAACGGCAGGCGCAACGCTAGCCACTAGCCCGGCAACTTCGGTAAGGTGCGTGATGTAGGGCAACCCGGTGTACTTACGGACTTGATGCCTGTGTACACTGGTTGCAAACTCAAGCGCTTCGTAGTTGTTCATTGTCGCCCGTTCCTGGCCATGCCCAAGGGCACCGAGACCGGCGCGACACAGCCGGGTCGAAGTTCAAGCCGCGCCAGCGCTTTCCCGCTACGAGGGAATAAAAATCCCGCTCATAGTAGCTTACGGCATCCGCGGTTTTGTTCCCGTAGGAAGACCGGTACCACCTGTTACCGTCCCAATAGCCCAGCACGCAACTACCTAGGCTGCTCTCACGCTCCCACAGCCCCGGACAAGGGGGATTACCCTCTTGCCACGGGGTCTTGTCTGAGTCGGGAAGCTCAGAGGTCTTGTAGGGCACTGTTACGCCTTGCTGTCGTACTGGACCAGCTGCTTGTCTTCAACGCGCAGCATCAGGCCCAGGTTCTCTTTCCAGAACCGGGCGCGCAGCGCCAGCATCAAGGGCGACACGAACGGCGGCACCTTGAGGAAGACGGCCTTGTGCCAGCGGCCGTAACGCTGGCCGCGCTCATGGGTACCGGCTTCGATGGCGGCCAGCTTTGCGCTGCTGGCCATCTTGCGCCATGCCTTTTGCTTGTTGCGCATGTTAGACGCCCACCTTGTTCACAGCTTCGGCCAGGGCCGATTCTTTGGCGATGTGCTTGGCCGTCTCTTCGCGGTGCAGGTCCATCAGGTTGACGACTTGCTCACGCAGGGATTGCGCTTGCTGCTCCAGGGCAAGGGCGTGCTCCTTGGCCTCTTCGGCTTGCTTGTAGATTTCGTCCTCGGCGCGCAGGTTCTTGCTGCGTTCGGCTTCAATGACAGCATTGCGGGCAACCTGGGTGCTCTTACGAGCGGCACGGGCAGCGCGGTACGCCAGATCGGTGATGTAGGCAGCGAGGCGCAGACGGAAGAATTGGATTTGCGTGTTCATTGGGTACTCCATACAGTGCTCAGCGCACTCGGAAGCCCTCCGTAGAGGGCAACCGGCTACGCTGATTAGCCTTGCGTGCTCAGCGCTTCGTCGGCGCTGATGCCGGTGCTGTCGGCCTCGTCGGCGCCGACCACACGGATCACGTTGGCCAGGGCCACGGTGATGATGGTAGCATCGAAGCCTTCGCCGGCCTGGACACGCAGCACGTCACCACCCTTGGGCTGCGACTTGCGAGCGATCACGGTGCCGATGTAGGTGCGGACCTTCTCGGCGCGGCCGAACTTCACTTCGACGCGGACACCGGGCTGCACCACCGAAGTGTCGAACTCGTTGGCGGCAGCGGCTTCCAGTTCGGGCAGCTTGGCTTGCAGCTTGGCGATGGCGTCGATGGTGGCTTGCAGTTTGGCTTTTGCGGACATAGGAACTCCTAAGTAATTGTCCAGGGCAACATTGCCCATAGTGCGATGATCGCACCCGGAAGCCCTGCACGCAGGGCAACCGGCTGGGATCAGTCTTGCCTGTATTCAGACATGACCACGATGGAGTCTCCAGGCCGGAAACTCGGTCGTTTCTGGCCTTCCACAAGCCACGGCGCGATTTTGATGCGCAGGGAGTCCAGAACTGGCGAAGCGCCGGTAGTGATACCGGTGTAAGCCCGGATCAGCAGCAGTTCGTCGTAGGTAAGGGTCAAGGTGATTGGGCGCACTTCGTGCAGATTTGGCGTGAACACCGGACAGGTAAAGTTTCCTGCTTCCAGCGAGGCTATCGCTTGGGCCATGGCAATCACTGGCTGCTGGAGGGCGTGATTACGGCCCCTGGCCGCCAAGTATTGGCCATCGCTTCGCATGATGGCGAACAGGTTGTTGGTGCCAACACCCACCAGCATGTACTTGTGCTTGTGGTCGGTGGTCTTGGTTGGGTTCATTGCGTCACTTTCGATAGATCACGGGGTTGAGGAACGCCGCGCATTGGCGGCTTGTAAGGGACAAGCGGGCAAGGCCACACAGGGCCTTCCACTTTGAAGTTGGCGTCGTTCTGCTTAGCCAGTTGACCCGCAGCGCGGGCTCCCTGATCTACAGATGGGACCTCGAAGAGGCGCTCCCACTGGTTAGGGGCAACCTCTTCTTGCACGTACCACTTGGGCCCGGCCATTACATCGGCACACGGCAGCGGCGGGCGCTGTCGCTGATGCGGCGAATCCAGCGGGCGTTGCTGGTGGGCAAGGCCTTCAGGAACGCTGCGGCCAGCTTGCTGCGGTGCTTGCGAGTCTTGTTCTCTTCTTTGTTCATGGCCCACACTGCGGGGCGGGCTTCGGCATTGGCGGCGCGTTGTTCTTTGGTCAGTTGCATGATGTGTCCTCGTTGGAACGTGCATAGCGCACGGCGCTGCACCCTGGGTGGAGTACCTATTGCCGGGGCCTCCACGGGCCACGATAGTCGGTCCAAGATGCAGCGCCGTGCGGCCTAGTTAGGCGCAACTAGGCGGCGGCCCACCTATGTATTCAGTGGGTTAACGGCAGCAAGCTATGTGGGGCCGCTTGCTATGGCCTGCTTACGCCCAAGGATCAGTGATTACCCACTGACCGTCAGAGCGCAGCATGATGTTGTTGCGGTGCAAATCTGCACCGGCGCCAGGTGGAGCAAAACCACGAAGGGCTTTACCTATGGTGTATTCTTTGCGGTATTCTTCGTGTTTGCACATAGCCCCAGACAAGCCGAAGCTCAAACTCCAATACCGACGGTCGAGGTCTAATCTTTCCTGCTCATTAAGTGTAACTTCCGCCCGGCACTCATCCAGCGTTGAGCCTAGCCGCTCTATCAGGCTGATGGTGCAGCCTGAAAACGACTCCAAGTACCCGACGTTTAGTAGGTAAGCGCTAATACCTGGGCAGTTGCGCTCAAGTTCTGCCTTGTGGATAAAGCAGATGTGGGCATAGTGTGCCCAGAGATCTTCGCCCGGAACGATCTTGACGACCTTACCTTCAAGGCACGGGCTGCTCACGGCGATGCCAAAACAGCCAGTTCCAAGGACCTTAAATCCTGCCAAGCTCAGTTGCTTTTTCCACAAGTTGCGGTAACTGCCCGCAGAAGGTTGGTCGGGTACACTACAGCCTAGCATGGCGTACATCTTGTACGTCGGCATTTTGAGCGCAATAGATTGCAGCAGGCCGATAACGGCACGCTCACTTTTATTCATACGAACTCCACTTCGTAGGTTAAAGATGGTGTGCTGGATTATGCCCAACGCTTTCGGCGCCCACCCGCTCGGCACTGCTGTCGCAGCCGCTAGCAAAGGCACGGATTACGCTGGATCGTGTAGCAGTTAAGGGCTATTGCCCAGCACACAAGCAAACACCTAGGCTAGGGGCTTGCTTGTGGGTAGGGTGTGCGGCATGGCCAGCGCGGTGACTAGCCCAAAGTTTCCGTAGTCAGCGGCGAGCGTCTGCCACACGTTGGCAGCCTCGACCATACCGCACTGTTAGTCACCCAACGTCCCGCCATCATAAGTTGGGCACGATTTTCCGGATTGGATGACTAACAGTACGTCCGCTTGTTAGCAGATTTCCTGTCGTTGCGTTGGCACGTTAACGTCTAACCCAAGCATTGCGCAAATAGACGGCCTGCATAACAGGCTTGTGTGGCTAAGGAGTCTAGAACAAAGCCACAGGATAACGCTGTCGCTATCCTGTAGCCCCGCACTGCCGGCCGGACAGTGAAGAGTCTACACCGGCGTTAACGAGGCACGGACACGGGCAGGCCAACTGCCAGGGCTTTCACACAGTTTCCGGGGCATTAGTCCGGCGAAGCAACACACAGTCGCTTAAATGCTCTCCCATGATGCAACAAGTGTGCGGGAGGTCAGGGCTAGTCTGGTTACACCCGACATTCAGGTGCCCTACGCCTGTCAGCAGTAGGGATAGCGGCCACAGTCACGGCCGCACGACTTATCGCCAAGTCATACTTAACATTGACTCATTATGGTTCAGGAGCTAGGGCGAGAAAACCCGCTAGGCGTGTGGCGTAAGTTACGGCACACAGGTAAGCGCTCACAACAAGCGCTTAACCGTGTGGCCTAGCCTTGCGGCTAGGCTCTTGGTCACATCGGGGCGGAACCGACACCGGCCAGGGCATCGCCGAAGCCGGCGGCATCGTCCACACCGGCCAGGGCTTCCACCTGGGCCATGAGGTCAACGTTCACGACCTGCTTGGCCTTGCTCTGCTTGCCCTTGGCCGACTTCAGGAACGCCAGCAGCGCCTTCTGGAAGTCGTAGACTTCCTCGACGGCGGGTTCCGGGGCGTACTCGTACCAGGGCTTCTTGGCCGCGGTTTCGAGGTTGTTCTTCTTCTCGGCGTCCTTGACGAAAGGCCGGGTCTTCTTGGTGCCTTCGTCGTCGTTGGCACGCAGGTGGCTGTTGCCCAGAATCCACTGGGCCATCGCGCTGGTCTTGGTGCCCTTGGGCATGGCCAGGAACAGGCGATTCATGAAGCCATCGTCGCCGCTGTCCACGATGTGTTGCAGCGCGGCCATCGCCAGCTTCTGGCCCTGGATCAGCCACTGCTTGCCGTCATGGCCCCACTTGTCAATGGCGGCATTGAGGGCAGAGGCACTCATTTTCTCATTCATGTTACACACTCCACAGAGTAACCTGCAAGGCGCAGGCCAAGGCCCACAGGGTGGGCTATGGTCTGAGTCTTACCTCAGTGCATGCGCCGCAGTGTCGGCGACACTTGGCGGCCCAGGCTGCTAATGTTGTCGGAATAGTCGATAACGGCATGAGGCACGCCGTCTGCCTGCTGGGCACGCTCGGCCAGGGATTGTGCCAGCTCCTTGTTAACGTTCAGGATGCAAGCCCCATCCCGGTACGTAAGAATGCAGCGGGTTTCAAGATTGGCAACAACGTACATTACAACTCCAGAGAGTAACCTGCAAGGCGCAGGGTTATAGATGCCACGTATAACGTACAGGGCATGATGGTTGATCCTGCTTTGCGCAGCAGCATCTATAACCCTACACCCAACAATGTTGGGGTAGTTCACTAACTAGCCGTCGTCCACAAGATAGCCGCCAACGACCAGCCACACTCGGCTAGATCGCAGCATCTAGGTGCTGCCACAAGGTTGGGTTCTCAGGGGATGGAGGGATAGTCGCAACGCTGCTTTCGGCGTCACTTCAGGGTCTTAGCCTGCCGCCTACACCTGCTCCGCTTTGGTTCAGTGGGTTACTAGCCCACCTACCGCACGTCTGCACCGTAGGGCTTGCCGTTTAGTCGCATGGTGGGTACTCACCATTGGTCTAGGCTGCATCCTGGGTGCTTCATACGGCCGCCCACCGTCAAGCCCTATCCGGGCCTATAACGGCATCCTGCCAATCCACACACCTATCCACAAACCGCGGGGTTGTTTGCCGCCCAGACAGGCTTGCGCCCATCCTGCTTCCCCTGTCACCAGACAGCCACTCTCGCCGCTGTCACGTAGGGCTTGCACCCTGCTGTCCTACTGAGCCTGAACTTTAGCACAGTCTCAGAACCTTGTCAACCCCCGGTCACTCGGTTGTTGTCTCAGTCCGTTGTCTGCACTGTAGCACAGTCCCACCGGCTTGTCAACCCCTAGCGGCTTGCGCTGCTCGGAGCCTGTCAACCTAGCCGATACTCTAGCACAGTCTTCGCTGTCTGTCAACCCCGCACCCGGAGGATGCAAGCGCTGGCAGCATGGATAGATACGGCAGGGTAGCCCAAATATAGCGGGCATAGCTGCGCCTATCCTCAGCTGGTGTGCTGTTATACCGGTACTAGATCAATCGACCTAGCCGATGGCCTGAACTATGGCACAGACTGCGCCGCTTGTCAAGCCCTGTTAGCCGCTCCACCAGGGAGCGCCTACCGTAGCCGTAGCACCGAAGCGCTGTGGCATGGAACGAACTGTGAGGCATGCCGGGCCCGCCGTCAATAGGGAAAACCCTTGTGGCGAAAAAGAGACAGATGCCGCCACTGCACACGGCACCCGCCCGCCCACGCACCGCCGCCCCTGCGCCCCACGCACACACGCCCATGCAGGCCCCTGCGCGCCCGCTCCCGCGCCTTTCGCACGTGCCCGCACCTACGCCCCACCCACGCACGCACGGCCCGCCAGCGCCCGCCCAGGCACCCGCACGGGCCCGCGCCCACGGGCAGGCACGCACGCCTGCGCCCCTGCGTGCAAGCGCGTGCCTGCGCGCCCATGCGCCTACGCACGCCCCCGCGTTAGGCGCGCACGCATGGGCCCACGGGGGTATACGCGCGCGCTCAAGTCGGAGTTGCTCCCTCGCAATAGCGAATCAAATTTGACTCGTAACACGTAGGGAGCTTACTCTCACGCTGACGCAGTAGGAAACGTAGCCCGCCGTGCGGGTGTCAAGATGCCTTTGCTGACCAGATAGTCCAAACCAGCAGCCACGCTGGGGTTATCCCAGAGGAAGCCGGGAGTGGTTTGCACCTTCAGCACCAGCAGCTTAACACCGGGGTCGGTGCTTGTGACCATTGCGGTCAACTCTGCGTCGGTGAACATGCTACGGTACGCCTCCGAGGAAACGTAAAATGCGCTCATTAGTAAGCCTCCAAGGAGAACGTAAGCATAGAAACAACGTCAGCGCCAGTGTTGACGCTAGCATTGGGGCAGAAGTACAGGCCCGTGCTGGGCTGGATAGTCGTTTCCGGCATGGCCGAAGACGAGGTGCTAGCGGTGTCGCCAAACCACGACAGGTGCAGTAGTGCGCGGTCGTTGTTAGTTACGATGATGTAGCCGTTGTTAGCCAGCCCGATTTGCGCAGCGGTCAACGTCCCGCCACTCATACCGAAAGATCCACCAGTGTCAGTCGGGGATGTGAACTGAGTGGAGCGAATGGTAACGCTTGCGCTGGCCGTGTTAGCCACGCCGGTCTTACGCCAGCGGCTGCGCACCTGCAACTGTGTGCGCGGAGCAAGCAACAGCCCGCGGATAAACCACTGCTGAGCGCTGAACAAGCGGTTGACGTTACCGGTATCGGTGAAAGTGACGGCAGTACCCAGGTGATCCACCCAAGACACCAGCGTTTGCCGACCAACCGGGCGCCAGTTGGTGCCGTCGGTGTACCACTCGGAGAGGTTAAGGTCAGTCAACTGCGCCCGCGAATACTGCGGAACAGAGTTAGCGGCAGGCAAGCTAGCGCTAGTACCCTGGTACACAAAGCCGCCCGTGGTAAGCAGCCTGCCCACAGAGTCTACACGAAGCGAGGCCAGTTTGTTGTCGGGGTCTAGAACAGAAGTCATGGTGCGACAATGAGTTGGCCTTGCGCGTTGACCCGCAGCGAGGCTTGTTGAGGAACGGCGGGGACAGGCGTAGTCGAGCCAGTGGTCACCACACCTGCATTAGTCACTGGCACGGACACCAGTTTGTTGTCGGGGTTGAGTGCAAGCAGCACGATTACTTCTCCATCCACTCACGAAGAGCGGCTTTGTCGTTGTTGCATAGGGCCAGAGCGTGCTTGTAAGCAAGCAGCGTCTCCGCCATCTGACCGTTGGTAGCTACCCGCGTCACCGGAGCGTCGCAGTTAGCCGCTAGCCCGGAGGGAGGTAGCTCCCGTATGGTCTTGAGAGGGGCCTGGGCACAGGCTGCGAGTAGCAGAACCATGCCCAAGGTGATGTAGTTACGGAGCCAGGTCACGCTGCACGCTCTCTGGCACAGGGGAATCGGCCCAGGACTGCGCCGCCGCCAGATTCTTGGCCAGGGAAGCACCCGCCGAGGCCGTTTTCCGGGCCGTGGCTGCGTTTCTTTGGGCCAGGGATACCAATGCAGCCTCCCGGCGTGCGTGGGCCAGGGTGGCCGCCCGCAGGCTCTCCGCGAGGGTGTCGTTTTTCTGCGACAACTCCGCGTTCTTTTGCATTTCCTGGCGCAAAAGGTAAGACCCGACCGCAATCAGCAGTACGCCGATGACGCACAGGCCGTAGATCATCTTCATATCGTGAGTCCTGTCTCTACTTCGATAGGCGCACGCCACGCCGAGAAGGTCGGCCCGTGGTTTAGCGGCTGTCGGTGTTCGTGTTGGTACTGATGCACCATTTCGTGCAGCAGTGTGGCAAGAATCTCGCCCTTAGCCCTAGTCGCAGGGCTAATGTCTATGCGTGTACGTCGTTGCGGTAGCGGCCACATCAGGCCCACTGCATTGTACGCAGCGCAGGACTGCACACGCAATTCGCAAGAAAGAAGGACACCGCCGAAAATCTCCCGGTTAAACCGGTGCCACCAGTACCGCAAAAGCGGGACGGTTGGCGTAATCGTGGTGCCCCCGTGTTGTCTCATGTGGTCGGCTGACAGCCGCTTAGCCATAGGTTGCTCTCCCATTGGCGGCGAATCGTCAAGCCCGGAAGCACTACGCCCTTGGCCCGGTTCCACCGCAGGAACTCCCTACCAGCGCCGTAGCAATCGCGGGCATTGGCCTTGCGCAGAAGCGTACTTCCGGCAAGGTTGCCTGATCCTACGTTGAACGTGAAGGAAACGAGGGCATCGTACTGCGCTTGTGTTACCGGTACTGTAACGTACCTCTGGACTGCCCGTTCGGCAGCCTTAGTGTCAGAACGGAGTAGCTCCTGACACTGCTTGTCTGTGAAGTGCTTGCCAACGTCGGCAAGACTAACGGTACCCGTGTGCCCAACGCAGACGGTAGGAATCTTTACCGGGTCCAGGTAGACGCGGTGGACAGTGCCTTCGTGTTCCTTTATGCCTGTCAGCCCCGCTGCGCTAACTGTCAATGTGGCAGCAGCGTAGCGGAGCGCGGGCGAACGGGCCACCGCGAGGGCGGCCTTAACCATTACGCGACGACGATGGCCTGGGCGGCGAACGTGGCCAGCAGGTTGCCGGCAGGGTCGCGCAGGGCGTTGGTACCAGGGGCGGTGTAGGCAATCGTGTTGCCGCTGGCCAGGGAGGCACCGGAGTAAGTAACCAGCAACTGGTTACCCTGCACTTCGATAGCCGTGATGGTACGCGCCGGGGCGGTCACAAACGAGGTCAGAGCCGGGATCACCGTAGGGTCCAGGCCCTCGCTGGTGGTCAGGCGCACGACGTTGGCACCGGTGGTCTGGTTACGCGCAGTGACGGTAGGCACCACCAGATCGCGCATGGAGGCGACGGCAGCAGCGCAAGCGGTGAAGAAGCTGTGCAGCGAGTTGGCACCGCTAGTCACGCCACCGGAACGGCCAGCCGTGGTTTCGATGTTGCTGATAGCGCGGGCAGCAGCCGCGCGCAGTTCGATGGAGTTGCTCAGCAGACCAGGAGAAGGGAGGGTTTCGATACGCATGGTTTAATCCTTGTGCGAGAGGCCATAAGGCATGGCGAGGTTAGCGGCGATTACGCCGCAAATTGGTGAACCGTGCGCCCGGTTGTTGCCGGAAACGGTTGTGACCCAACGGGTCTTTGATCTTCTCGGCCCATTCCCGTTCACGCTGGGCAGCTAGCTGCTTGGCTTGGTCTTGGGCGAGTTGATGGTTGAAATGCCGCACTAGCGCCTCTACAGCGTCAGCACGGTCATCGTGGGGCAGTGCGTTAGACACTGCGGACAGGGTGGCCAGCTGCTTGAACAGGCTGTAGCCACTACGTTGTGCGGCCGGGTAACGCTCACAGTCACGGGCGTCTTCTTCCACAGCTTCTGGCGTAACGATCAGCGACCCGCGGCCCATTACTGGCGCCAGGGTGTTGATGATGCGCCGCTCCTTGTTACCGGTAACGAGGTCTTCGTCAATCTGGCAAGCGATGTGCTTACGCAGGATCGGCGTGAACACAGCGGCAAAGGCACCATAGCCCATGTTCTTCTCGATGGTCACGCCGTCGATAGGGAACCGAGCAAGCCGCTTGGCCAACTCTTCGAGCTTGTCTTCCGTATAGCCGCCAGGAATACCGCCTACGCTGAGCAGGACGACCTTACCGTTCAGGAAGCCGCCGATAGCGTAAGCCGTCTCGTCGCCGTTAGCGCCACCCGCAGCAGGGTCAACAGTGGCCCAGATGCTCTGCAAGCGTGCAGTTTCCTGCGATACGTCTTGCGGGAGGGACAGCTTGTAGGCATAGTCGTGAACAGCCTTCTCTACGATGTGCGTGCTAAGCATGCCGCGCACGACCTCCAACGGGTACCGCTCACCGCTACCGCGCATCAGCACGATAAGCTCAGGCTTCAACGGGTACCGCATGCTGTCCGACAGTTCGGTGTTCAGCATGTGTTGCAGTTGGAAGTACGCCTCGCCCTGGCTCAGTTCCTTAGCCTGTAGCTTCTCTTCGGGAAGCAGCACGGGGTCCAGGGGCTGGCCCTGATTACCGAGCAGACCACCACCGCTGTCCAGCGTAGGGTTAGCGGACAGCTTGCGCAGTATGTATGGGGCAAGCCGGGAGCCGTAGTAGAGCCGTTGCTTCTGAGTCGGGTAACGACCCGGCCAGATGCGAACAGTCACGCCACGGGCAGGCAGGGCGTTGTAGATGGACTCGTTGGTCTGCGGAGTACCCAGCCACAAGATGCGGCCGTTGGTAACGATAGAGTCGAAGTCCTTGGTCAGGTGCAGCAGCTTTGCGCGCTGCATCGGAGTCGCAGAGTTCTTAGAGGACTCAATATCGTCAGCGATAAGCAGGTCTGCCCGCTTACCTTGCAGGTTAGAGTCGATGCCCACGCAAGCCACAGACGGCGATTTGTCCAGGCCCTTGATGCTGTGATGCAGGTCGAACGCTTCCGTACTGGTGCGGTCGCCAGCCATGCGGTCAGGTCGCATGCAGGCCAGAACGTCCATCGTCATAATGATGCGGACGATCAGCGTGCTGATTTCGCTGGCCTGCGTACCGCCTGCTGACAGGATCAGGACGCGGTGCGACGGGCTGTGGATAAGGCACCATACCGCAAAGGCAGCGGCAATAGTAGTCTTGGCCTGAGAGCGCTGGGCCTGCACCATAAGATACAGTGGACCGTGCTGCATGAACAGCCCGATGTCCTTCTGAATCTCGGTAGTGCTGAAGCCCAACTCCGTCATTACGTCCTCAAGGAACGGAACGAAGTCGGAGTAGTGGTTCTGGACAAGACGCAGCCGCGCCCAACGGGCTTCCGCTAGGGCGGCTGATTCTTGAGGCTTCATTGCAGCCCGTTAGCCATGTCGCCGTATTGACGCTGCATCAGGTCGTCCACCTGCCCGAGGTCGGCCTTAAGCCGTTCTTTGCCCTGAGCACGGCGCTGAGCCAGTTGCTTGTTAAGCTCGGCAAGCTCGGCGTTGTCCGTAGGCGACGCGGTGATGTTGTTGTTCTTGAGGAACGTAACGGCTACTGACAGCACCGCAGCAGAGCACTCTTCGCCGCTGATGGCCTGAGTGAGTACCTTTGCTACGGTAGCGTGTAGCGCACCAAGTTCCTTGTCACTTGCGGTTGTCACGCAGTTTCTCCTTGACCCACCGGTAGCCGTCACGGAAACGCACGACGATGGTGGGGAACTTGTCAATGATTAGGAAGATCGTCCAGACCACGGACGGAATCAGTAGCCAGGTTTCAACCGGGATACCGAACAACAGGGCGCCACCCACCCCGACAGGCGGGGCGGCTTTGGCTACTTCGATAGCGGAAGCCGCTAGGTCGGGGTGGGGACTAGACATTAGTAAGGTCCTGTAGGTACGATGAAGGAAGCGGTGTGCCGTGCGACACCCGATAGAACTTCTAGATGGTCGAGGTTACCGTGAAAGCCGGAAGTACCAGACAGCAGGATTGCGGAGCCCACTGTCAGGCGGTTTGCCGAGGACGTATCCCCGTAGGTGATGTTGTGGTTACAGGCTGCCGTACCTACTAGCTGCCCGTCTATGAACAAGTACATGATTCCAGCAGCGCGGCTGGCTTCGATGTGGCTCCACTTCCCTAGGGTCAACGGCGTAGGTGAGTACACCCCGATGCCGCCCGTGTGGGTAGTGGCAATCTCAAAGCCCACGTGCCCGGATGGGAGTAGCTGTACGCCCCACGCTGGCCACGACAAGCCGAAGTTCCAATCCTTGCCGAAGATGGCGCGAGGAACACCGAACGAGTCGGGACGCACGAACATGGAAAGGGTGAAGTCTCCAGTGCCAAAGCGCATTGCCGGGTTGTCTGGAATGTTCAGGACTGACGGCCCGTTCTCCTTACGGAGAGAGCCAACACCGAACACCTTGGGGTGATGCTGCTGTACAGGCGGGGCGTTAAATGGCGCCGCAGTTATTGGCAGGTTAAGTGGCCCACTGTCCACAAACACGCTGCTGTTGTTACTACCGTCAAACTGCAAGAACAGTGTACGGTAATTGAGCAGCGGATCAGGCGTTGCAAAGTAGCACTGCCCGCGGGCAGCGTAGCCTTGCAGGGCAACTTCTGTGGGAGTCAGCGCTCTCGGGTACACAGCCAATTCGCTAAGGCGACCATTGAACGCCGTAGTGCTGGCGGCGACACCATTTAGGGTCGGGTGGCCAAACGACCACGGGAACCCGGTTGTCGGAACGCTGAACGTGATGAACGTCGAGGCCACCAGTTCGCCGTTAACGTACAGCGCACACTGCCCTTGGGCGTTGTACGTCGCATGGATCATGTACGTTGTGCCCGATGTGAGCGGTTGCGTTTGCAGCGTGGTGAACGTGAAGAACGTCGTGCCAGGACTAATGCGGAACTCTACGCGGCGAGTGGCTGGAATGTATGCCAGCACCAACGGGAAGTCGGTTGGCGTACTGGCCGGGTAGTTACCCTTGATGGCCAGATGACACAGGCCATCCGTCCCGTGCCCTGACGCCTCTGGCGTTACGAGCACAGCAACAGTGCAGGCGTCCACGTAGTTCGTAGTGCTGCCCACTACCCGCCCTGGGTTACTTGCACCGCCAAATGCACCAGCGCGCCCACCGGGGACTGCACCGGCACCGGTCAGGTTTAGGGTAACGTTGGACACCGCGGCTACACCGGCAGCACTACCGGAGTTAGCGTCTGACGCTAGGCGGTACCACAGGTCGGGTAAAGCTGTGCCTACTTCCACAGAGAAGGGCGGGCAGGCTGGCCCGCTGCTACCTCGAATAGCTGGACCAAGCCACCACATTAGCGGAAGTCCTTAAGCAGGCTGCATGCCCAAATGTCGAGGTCGTAGTTGTACTGTGCAACCAGCAAGTCCACTGCGCCAGCGTCCGTACTCAGTGCAGGGGGCACGCCGCCCGGCCACTTGTACTTACCGCTGTAGGTCAGAGATTTGCCACCACCGACACCCTGCTTGATGAAGATGTTAATGACCATGCCATCCCGGCGGTTGTCGGGATTGTTCAGCAGGCGGTTTCCTTCCAGCGTTACCTGGAAGTTGTTGGACAAGGCTGCGTCAATGTCGATCTGCGCAGCGTCTGTAAGGGTAACCGTCCCAACGCTCTGGTTGCCTTGGAAGCTGTTGCCGCCAACAAGCTCTGCAAACCCCGAGGGTGCCACAATATCTTGCAGCTGGTCGAAGACTTCGCCGCAGAACAGCAGGGCCTGTCGAGCCGCTGTGTCTAGGGCTTTCTCGTCGTAGTTGGTGTCTTCAAGAAACTTGGTGAGGGTAACCTTGGGCGTTTCTCGCCGCACGGTTACGATAGCGCCGGCTACAGCCGTCACGGATACCGACCCAGCACTGGCCAGGGTGGCCGTGCTGGTGGTAACGTTGCCTGCAACCTCTACGTCAACCTTGATGTGAGCCGGGTCGAGATACCCGCCAACAAAGTTGAACGGATAGGTAACAGTACCCCCAGCGTGGAGGTACTGCACTTTGGTCAGATAAGTCATGTTGTTCCTTGCCTGGCTTGCAGGCTGTTATACCGGTACTGATACTCAGTCGGCCATGTGGTTTATGAGTACCTTGAACATAGGCAGGTTGGAGAAGGGCATAGCCTTCAGCAGCTGGTGCGGATCAGTGCCGTCACGGGTGTTTTGCACACCCTTCCAAACGTCATCGACCAGCCCAGCAGCCGGAAGCACTACGCTACCCACGAACTCTTGGCCACCACTATTGCGGCCACCTTGCGGAGCCCCTACGCCGCTGACGGCAGAGAGGGCGTCGATAAAGTCACCAGCCAGACCAGACGTAGCGATGTAGTTCATGGACGCACGGCCCAGAACGTCCCACTCAGTCTGCTTCTTGATGTACTCTTCGCGGTCAGGGCGACCGGCGCTCATGGCATACACCCGCGCCAAGTGGATCGGGATAGCAATGCTCATAGCGCCCAGCGTCATGGCCAGAGCCGTGTAGATGCCACGGCTGGCACGCTGGCGGCCCCATTGCTTCTCAACCGCAGTGATGCTAAACGTGCGGAACTGCGACAGTAGCCGCAGCCAACCGTCATGTGCCCACTTGCCAGTCTCACCGATGAAGGTGCCCTGAATCATCTGAGCACTGCCGCGATGAACGGCCTCGATGAAGGCACGCCCATCGGCGGGGTCCAGCTTAGTAACGTCGAAACTGGCGAGCCTACCACCTTCCCAGGTGGCTGCCGTGTCAAGCTGCATCTGGATGCGGTTACGCAGCGCCTCATTGATCCCCATGTCGTCCAGGGCCTTGCTCTCCGCACCGTCACGGATGTAGCGCAACGCCTTATGCACAATCTGCTCAGCGGCCCCGCGTTGCTGGACACTGTGGATAGTGCGCCAGAACGAGAGCTTGCCTTGCAGGTGGCTACCACCCCGCAGCAGGCGGTCAAACACCGTGATCGTGTCGCCGGTGTTGATCTGATACTGCAAGTCCGGACGGTCAAACGGGAAGACCATCTTGTACGCATCGGTACCGAACTCGGCGCCGCCCATAAACTCCAGACTGTTGAGGATGGGGTTGTCTACAGCCTGCCCTTTAGCCAGCGCCTTGACCTCCTTACGCAGCCGCATAGCGTCACCGATTGAGGATAGCGTGCGCCACGCCCCAACGTGCATTGCCATGTTGATGTACTCGGCAAACTGCGTAATGCCCATACCACCCAGCCGTGCCAGGGAGTTAAGCTGTTGCAGCCGGTCCATCGCCTTGTTAGCTTGGCCGAACGGGTCGCCCAGGAACTCGGCAGCCACTTGGTCGAACGCCCCCACTTCTTTGGGCTGCACCTTGCCGTTAGTGTCACCGAAGTCGAGCGCCTTGCGTAGCACCTTCAGGCCGGGTCGGCCCATGATACCGTGACGCGCCAAGGCGACTTCCCCGCTAACCCGACCAACCTGCTGACGGACAAGGCCCAGCTGATCGGTTTCGTACAGGTCCAGCAAGCGGAATGTGCCGCCAGCGCCGTCGTTGTACTCCTTGAGCAGGTCCAAGTTGAGCCGCTTCTTGGTATGGCTTGCGCCACCCTTTGTGTAGCGGTTCATCTGCGCGGCCACTTCGTCCTCCGACATTCCCATGTCTTCCAGAGCCCTGCGGATAAGCTCAGCAGCGCCGGTGTCCTGCGCCCCAAGCGGGGCGTTGTAACCACCGTTTGCACGGGTGCGAATAGCGTCCAGGTACTTGGATGCAAGGTTAGCACTGAAGCTAAGGTCCCAGCCCTCTACCGTCACGAACTGGTCCACTAGCGCACTGTGGATGGCCTGCTCTTGCGGCTGCGTCAGGTTACGCAGCTTGGCAGGGCTCATGCGGTGCGGCATGTAGCCAGCGGACGTTTCCGGCAGGGCTGCATAGCCCAGGGTCTTGGCGTTGATCTGAGCATGGCGCATGCGCTCCCAGACGCCCTGCATGCGCAGTGCGGCGTTCTGAATATGCACGTTGTCGCTAGGCTGGCGGCCGGTGCGAATAGACTCGATGTGCTCGGCTACGGCTACGTTAAACCGGTCCCACGCTTCAGGCTTTAGCCAACGCTCATGCAGACTGTACCCGGCAGCAGTTGCCCACTGACCAAAGTTGTCCTGCAACTCGTTGACGATGTTGCCCATCAGCTTGCGCTCAACCAAGTGCTTGGCCAGTGCAGCGGTGCTGTGACGACCGGTAGCGCCAGTAGTGCTTTCCAGCAGTTCGTGGGCGATCATGCGGGCCACAGGGTTCTGCGACTTCAGCAGCAGTAGGCCGGTAGACCCCAGCTGCACCAAGTTGTTGTCGGTGAGGCTACTGACAAACTTCGGGTCGATGTTGTTCCACGGGGCGTCAGCGTTACTTGCACGCTCGTAGAGTTCAATCATCGCCTTCTTCTCTGCCCGCTGCATCGGCGTTGCTTCTGGCATCAGGTTGATACCATACCGAGATTCGTCAAAGCCGGTAGCTTGTGCCTCTCTCGTCACAACCTCAATATCTCGGTCTGGGGCCAAGCCAGCAGCAACACGGGCTTGCTTAGTTTCCTCCGCACGGTTAACCTTTCGGATAGCCTCAAAGATTTCCACCAGTCGCGTGTCAGGGGCGATCAAATCGTTCTTCATGGCGTAGTCGTAGATCGACTTAACCATCTTGAACATACGGTTCACAAAGTCTACCAGTGGGGCAGGCATGGCCACTGGGGCCCACTTCTTGTTGTTACCGCTAACGGAGGCTTCGATGTACTTGGCAAATCCCTCGGCCAGCATTTCATCGGCGTTGGGCGTATACGTGCGGGCAGATTTCTCGACTCTGCGCAGAGTCGGTGTGACCTTGTTACCAAGCTGGTCAAACGCACCGCGCATGATGTCAAACATCGTGGTGCCTGCCTTGTCAGCTGCGGGATTCCATACCACTTGGGGAGTGTAGGGCGAGGACACTGCGCCGCGCATAAGGGCAGCCTTCTTCGGGTCGCCTGCAACGTACAGTTCCCGGAACTCCTTAAGGAAGCTCTCCAAGCGTGCGCCCATGCGGTCTGCCACCTTGCCCCACTGAGTCATCATCACAGCGTGCCCGATTTCGTGTAGCAGCGTCTGCATTGCGCGGGGTTGGTTAACGTCTAGCTTCACCAAAACCGTGCCCTTGCCCAGGGGCGTAGCAGACCCGTAGATTCCCACATCCTTGGAGTCAGTCCGGGTCAGTAGGATTTGCATGTCCTTGCCGAACGTGCGTTGCAACCAGCCGGCGGTATCTACGAACTCCTTGGGAATGTCCACCGTAGTACGAATACCGGGAACCCCGGCGCGTACCTCGTCAGGATCGAAGCCCAGGTACTTCAACTTATCGTCTACACGAACCTGCTCACCGTCCCAGCGAATAAGCCGTTCACGGTCGAGGTCAAGAACACCGTAGCCGCCCGGCAGCATTTCTGGCGCGGTGTCGTCGGAGATACCATCAACCGCCGACTTGCGGGACACCACTTCGATTTCCCCGCTCAGTGCTGCGTTAACGTCTTCACTCAGGAGCCTACGGCTTGAGTCCACAGGGGCAGTAGACGTATTGATTTGACCTGCGATCTCTTCGGATTCTAGCCGGCTAATCTCAGCGCGCAGCTGCTCAGGCGTTGCCGCAGGGCCCAGGTTAGCTTCCGCTTGGCGGGCCATAGCAACTTGGCGCTCGATGGCAGCTGCACGGGTACGGACCTCCAGGGCGGTCGCAGCGTCCCGCAACTTGAACGGCGCGTCCAGTCCGAACGCCAGCGTACCGGCACCGGCAGCAAATGCGTAGTCCATAACAGACACTCGGTGCGTCAAGGCGTCTTCCAGCGCGGTGGTCAGGATGTTACCGCCAACGTTCTCCACCGCAGACAGTGCCACGGCGCGCTGGGTGTTGCCCGCCGCGGCTGCCATGCGGCTACCGTAACCGGCCAAGGACATAGTACGGGCAACTCCCGCACCAGTAACCACTGCCTCCGGCAAGCCAGCAAACACGCCAGCAGCCAGGGCAAACCACGGCCCGTTAAGACCCGCCCGCCGCATGCTTTCCTTCTCGGCGTCTACCTCGAACAGGTAGCGCTCCATGTCTTTCTCGTTAGTTGCAGACAGTACATGAGCCGCCTGATCGACCGTAAGGCCCACCAGCTTTTCTTCAGGCACTTTGAAGCCTGGGGTAGGCGGGTTGCTCTCGCGGGTCAGCAGAGTCATGATGGCCGCGCTAAGCCCGGAACTCTGGAAGATTTCACGGCTAGTGTCGAGGAAGCCCGTTTCTTGGCGCTCCTTTTCGGCTGCCTGTGCGGTAGCCTGATCCTTTACTGCCTGTGCTTCAAACTCTCCCGGCGCTTGGCCAGGGCCAGAAACAGACCGCAGAAACCCGATGGCGGTAGCCGCAGCTGCCGTCTTAGGCATGCCGCTACCGTCCCCCTTTCGTTCCAACTTGGCCGGCATCTTGCCGTCATCAGCCTGCAAGCCGGGCGTGTACTCCGGCACATCAGTAGCCAGCACCTTACTGGCGTAGGCTTGCGTCTCGGGGTTGTTCCAACGCTTGCGGTCTGGGCCTGCGTTGTATGCCCGCAGAGCGTCCGCGATGTTGCCTTCACGGGCCAGATCGTCCTTGATGTGTTCAGCGGACATAACCAGACTGTCGTAGAAGTTGGAGGCATCGAACTTGCGTCCGAGCTTCTTCTCCAGTAGTTGCTGCGTTGCGGGCATGATCTGGAAATCGCCCACAGCACCGGCGCGGGATGGGCCCTTATTCGTGCCCCGCCCAGACTCCACGCGCCAAATACCATCCAACACCGACGGGGGCACGCCAGCGTACTCTGCTGCTTTCTTGATGGCGTCAGCAGGGGCCAGTTTCTTGAGGTCGTCGATGTTCATAGTTTCCTTACTTGGTTGTGCCTGGAAGGTTACGCATAGCGTTCTTCCTGTTTTCCTTTATCTTCCGGTACGCCTCTGGCCGAGCTTTCTCTCGTTGCGCCAGAACTTTGGTAGCCACTACGTTGGCAATCTCGGGGACAGCCATACGCACTTCGACAGGGCGGTTGTTCTTGTCAACGCTAGTCAGTACCAGATAGTCTCCGTAGTCCACGATTAGCGGATCACGTTCCGAACCTACAGACTTCGCACGGTCTGCGATGAAGTCGGCAAGGTACTGGTCAAACTCCGTCCCTTCGGGGATGGTAACGTCTTTGCGCACACCTTGCACACGGCTGCGGAACGTCCCCTCGTTAGGGTTATTCGCCATCCAAGCGTACCCACCATAGACTTGTAGCCCCGAAGCCCGCGCGCTAGCCAACGCCAAGTCGCCTAGCTCTACCATGTTCACCGTGGCTGTGTGGGCTGCGGCAAAGGGTTCCAGCACGCGCTGCAAGTGTTCTTTCTGACTCGGGCGCAGGTCGTACTGCGCCGGGTTCCAGAAAGTCAGGTTGCTGATAGCAGCACCCAACCACGCGCTGGTTTCTTCCTTAGAGAAGGAGCGAGGTTTGGCCTTGGAGTTAACACCGAATGACGAATCGAAAGCGGCGGTAACACCCTTGCTGCCAGCCATACCGTCAGGAGCCAGCATTGAGTACCGCTTGAATCGGTCATGCAAGTCCCCGTAAACTTTGGCTGCGGCCACAGGACTACGAGAATTGATCCCGCGCCATTGCGCATACGCAACGTCAAAGGCCGGTGTCGGCTTGCCCTCAACAACACTGGCGTTGGCAACACGCACCAAAGATTCCCGAAGGCTCGGAGCAATCGTTTGATCGGACGTTCCGATATTTGCAATCATGTCAAAGCCGCGGACTGCCTCCTTAGAGGTTGGGTCAGCCAACACGCCTTTGGCTATTTCTAGCTGGAGCATGTCAACGTCATCCGAAGCGACGCCTTTGATCTGACTGGCCGCAAGCCGCGCCTTGTTCAGATTACCGGTAACAAGCAACTCCGAGATACCTGCCAACGCTACTTGGCGGGCAGCGGCCTCGTCAAGCCCGTCTGTCCGTGCTTTCGTGGTTCTGGCCAGCACATCGGCATTGTGCGCCTTAACGGCGTCGATGGCCTGTTGGGTGCGCTCCCCGTAAGACGCCACCAGTTCCGGCGGGATCAGATCGCCCTTAACACCGAACCGCAGTTTGTAGCTGGTGTTGATGGCTTCTGCTTTGGCGATAGTTTCCTCTACGCCCCAGCCTTCCTGCGGGCGCTCGGCATCGTTCTTCAACGAGTACAGCGCACCAATGTAGTCCTTACCCAGACGCACTCGATGCTGCGCTTCGTTGGCTTCCCGTACTCGGGTGTACTCCGCTTGTTGGGCGGCCGTTAGGTTCTGGACAATGCCCAGCTTCTCGAAGCTGTTGAGCGCGTGGAACTGCCCGCTTTCTGCCAAGAACTTGAAGTCTTGCAGGCGCTGGGTTTGCCAGCTTTCTAGCGGTTGTCCTTGGGCGCCTGTAGCAATGTCGGCAACTTCTGCCTCGACGGTGAGGTAGTCTTCTGTGGCCATAGTGCCACGTTGCCAGGACTCTGCTGCGGTTTGCACACGGGCAGCAGCAGATAGCACGGCTTCGGACTGCGCAGCGGCAGCGGTTTGTTGCATGAAAGCATACTGCTCCTTAACACGGGTCTTCTCGAACATCGGAAGAGAGCGCATGAACGACGATGCGATGGCTGCATCCGTAGCGGTGTGCCCGGTCATGGATGCTTGCAGGCGCTCCGAGTAGAACTTGTTAGCGTCTTCGACAGACAGCTGGCGGAGGTTGGGCATCTCACGTTCAAAGCCTGCGAACAGGTTTTGCACGTTAGCCTCTTGCTTGTATGCCCGAGCGCCGGCCACAACATCAGCTTCCCCGAAGATGCGGGAGTACCAAGGCTGGTCGGCAGCAATGTCTTCCACTGCTTCGCCAGCCATAGCGCGCTGCACGCCGGTCAGGAAGTTGCGGGTTTGGGCATCCTTGCTGTACGCTTCGCCGGTGCGGGCCAGCGTCTTAGCAATGAACTGTGCCGTGGGGCTGCCCGTTTCCGAGGGCATGAACTGCGCTGGGCGCACGGCAGGACCAAAGCCACCGAGAACCTGAGCGCGGCTGCGCCCAGGGTCACCGGCCCCGCCAATAGACGGCGCTGCGTCTACCTGCGGGACGAAGGTAGGCGTCTGCCCCAAGCCTTCAGTTGGGGCGCCGAGAGTGTTGTCTTGCTCCATCAGAGCCCTCCGAAGTTAGAGTCAACGTTGAGATTGAACTTCACCTTACCACCATAGTCGATGGCGTAGGGATTGCTTTGCTCAGTAGCCACGATACCAAAGGTGTCGCTGCCGCCGCTGCCAAGCTGCGTGTCACGGCTAAAGCCGTAGTCGGTAGGCTCCGTGTAGCTAGACGCACGTTGCCGCACTCGCAAGTCATCGTAGTCCTGCTGAGTAACTTTGTACTGCTGCGGGGAGCCAGCGTTCTGTCCGTCGAACAAGTTAGCACCTTGGCCCATACCTTTTGCGAAGCCTCGCAGGGCGTTCTGGAAGTTGCTGTACTCTTGACGCACCAGGGCAACATCCTCGTTGTAGTCCATGTTGTCCAGAATAACGCTGCCATCAAGGGAGCGAGTCATCTGTGATGCAATGGTCTGGGCACGCAGGGCGATGCCATACGAAACATCAACCTTCTGCTGTGCTACGCCTTCCGCTACGATAGCGGCGCGCAATGCCGTGGCAGCGTTAACGTTGTCCACTACCGACCCTCGCACGCCGAGGGCACCTTGTTGGGCAAACGCCCTACCGCTTTGCTCTGCGTAGGCAACTTGATCGAACAAGCCCTTACGCGACAGCTGTTCTTGGGCCTTAATACCAGCCCGCGTGTTCTCGTCTTGTGCCTTGCCAGCAGCTTGCATGCTCTCTTGGTTGTTCACCGAAAGCATGTAGCGGGCGAGGTTGCCGCGGGCGGAAGCCAGCGCATTGCTGGCCCTCCGCACACGGTTACTTGCTGAGGCGTTGGCTTGGCGGATACGGTTTTCTGCACGGGTGTTGGCCCGTACAGCGTTGCCTTCCATGTGCTCAGACGCGGCGCCGGCAATGCCGTTCCACCAAGTCATAGGCTCTCCTTAGATGCGCTGTGCGCGGTTAAAGTATTGTCCGACATACTCGATGCCGGCCACGGTTAGTGGCAACCAACTAGCAGACGTTACGGACCACGTGTAGGAACGCGACTCCTTGCCAATAGGCACAGTAACCTGCTTGTCTCGCAGTACCACCGTGCCGATAGCATCGCCTTCCGTGATGCCGGTATGATCCACGATGTTGTTGTTCACTACCACCGTAAAGCGCTGCGTGTCTTCCACTGCCAGCAGATGCTTCGTCACCGTAAGGCGCCCCGTGGTGATGGCCTTGTCGTTCCTATCCCGGATGAAGGGGTTAGTAGGCGACACGCTGGCCGGGGACACAAAGCCTTGCCACAGCCCAGAGCTTCCGTACTGAGTAACCAGGGAGGTTAAGGACGCATCCCCGATATGCCCACCACGCAGCTGATAGCTTACCGGACGGGCATAGGCAGCGTGAGCGTCCACAGCCCCGATTGCCGAACCTGCCACCGAAGTCCAGGGACGCGCACTGTCTAGGTGAGGCAGCAGCGGCGTAGTCCCGTTAAGGCTTTGGTAGTCTGCTACCACCCAGGTATTACCCGCAGCGTTGCGGACACTGAACAGTATGGCACCTTCCTTGTGGTTTACTGCACCGAGCAGGGAGCCAATCTCCAAGTGGTAAGTCAGCTTGAACCACGCCTCTTGTACACGACCCTCTTGACTGTCGCGGTAGAAGTACGTGTACAGCGTTCGGGGCTGCTCTGCTACCCGCAGCAGTGCTGCCTGTGGCTGGGCTACTGCGGTAATGTCGAGCACGGTTGGCGGTAGGTAGTCGGTCAGCTGGGCCGATGCCGTAAAGCTCTGGCTGGTGTCCGGGTTGTCCCCAGGCAGCACTTGCCACAGCGATCCTCCGATCTCCCCGCGCTTTGCGTACAGGATCAAGTTACCCGCAGCCACAGCCGGAACAATCCCGGCATCACTATGCGACGCCATGACCTGCACGTTTGCGGCAGTGGGTGCCAACGGCGTCCTACCGCTTATGACGTACTGGCGTTTGTCGCCAAAGATCACCAAGTTGCGGTCGTACATGACACCGTTGCGAAACGTGTCGTCATCCGTGCCGGGTGGCGCTACATCGAACGCATCGCTAGCCGGAACACTGAGCACCGTGCTGCGGAAGAAGTTGAAGTAGTCCGTCACTTTGCTAACGGCCAGCTTGGTGCCGGTGCCGATAAGCAGCCTATCGTGCATCGTTGCCAGGTAGTGAATCTGGCTAGTAAGTGGCGGTGCGGGTGGTGACGTGTCTGCGTCCCCCACTAGGCTACTGCTGATGCGCGGCGGGATCAGCCCGTTAGCAGGTGCCCCGTGACCAGCATTAGCAGTGTATACGCCCAGGGAACCTGCGTACACCGTTGCCAGGAGGAACGTGTCCTGTGGCGTATACGTCACGGCAGCGCCTTCAAACCACTGCACTGCGCCAGCCTGCCCGGTAGTGCCGACTGTCTCGCTGTTTAGCCGCGCTTGCATGTAGTACGTCTCATTACCGCCGCGAGGACGAATTGCCATCACCTTGCCGTAGTAGTGGTACGGTGTGAGTTCGTCTGTGTTCGTAGCCGTATCGAACGCTACTGCCACCAACGACCCGTCGCCTGCGTCGTCTGCCGTCAGCATGGTGATGCTGTCAAAGATCAACGTGCTACCTTCACGCTGGACCGTGTAGCCCACGGCGGCCGCCTGCTGACGGAACTGCTCTGCGATAGCCGCCGGCTGAACAGCTGCACCAGCGGTCGCTATCCATTGGTTAACTGCCGTGTTATATGCAGCAGTCAGGTCGTTGATCTGTTTGTTGTACTGCGGGTTGGGGACTGTCTTAGTGTGGGTGTACCTTGCCGTCAAGCCTTGATAGCCGGCGTACCCGCTGACCAAGAAGATAGGAGTATTCCCACCTGCCCAAGAATACTGGGACGAGTTAGCCGGCATGGCCGGGTGTACGTTCGTCAGAGTAAGCTGCAAGTTGGTAACCGTCAGCGACACCGGGTTCCATGCTGCCCAGGTCAACTCGGCGCGTCCGTAGCCATCTACTAAGCTGACCGCCAGTGGCTCCGTATCTTCTTGAGTCGGGTACACCAGCGTCGGGATAGTACCACCAGCAGGGACGGTGTAACTGATCTGCACGTTAAACGTAGAGTCGAGGCCCACACCATAAGTCCAAGTCAGGGTCCCGCCGCTTAGTGTATAATCCGCACCCTCGTACAAGTAGTTGGAACCTGGCCCCAAACGCTCAGCGAACACCTGGGTTATAACAGCCGTGCTTGGGCTATTGAGTAGCGTGTAAGTGCTGCCGGGAACTATGTAGCCTTCCGGCCCGTTAGGCACAGGGTCTACATAGGGCGTCCCGTCAGGTGCTGTACCTGCGGTGGCCCCGGTCATGTCTGCCATGAACGGCGACACGCTGCGGGTATCTAACGTGCCTGGATAGGCAGCCGTGGGCGTCGTGTACTCGAAGGTGTTGCTTATGCCTACGCCAGTCTTTTTCAGACGCAGCGTGAACTTGCGGGCATACGCCCCACCCTTGAACCACACCGCGCCACGGTTCTGGTTAGTTGCCAGATTGTCCACCGAAGTTACTGTACCGCTGTGGTTGTTGCATGCCAGCACAAGGTATCGCCCAACGGCAGTAACGCTACTGAGGCCATTGGCTGCGATCTTGGCGAAGTGTGCAGCTGAGCCGCCAGCGTGTGCGGCATCCTGCCATCCGGCGTAAGGTACGAAGGTGGCCGCCGTCTTGTTGTAAACAATAAGCGGCGGCAGAGTGCTGCCCGCTGGCGTAGCAGCCGTGCGGTATAGCAGCACGTACTCAATGCCTTGACTGGCGTACTCGTACTTGCGATAGTTCTGAAAGTCTGCGGCTACGGGTGACAGCGGCAGGAACTGCTCCGCTAGGAACAGGGAGCCCCAGCGCCGGGTCAGACCGTTGACCGGATCAGGCAGCATGTTGACCTGTTCGGTGTGCTGACCTGGGCGGCGATCTTGCGGCGCTTGTTGCGAAACGCCGCGCAGCAGCGTAGGGTAAGAGCCGGTTACTTTCATCGCGCCCTCCAGGTGGTGAACGCACGCTTAACACGTTGCAAGCGCACGTTGTTGTCGATCAGATTGGGCCGCACTTGCCGCGTGTTCTCTGCGTTGAGTGCCGCCAAGGTGCGACCAAGTTTGCCGCCTAGTACCTCCGTCTTAGCACGATCCCCGTCGTACATGATCTGAAACTCTAGGACAGCGGAGGCTGCGATGTGGGCGGCAGCCGTCTCGTCAAGGTCCTCGAATGGCACAAGGACCACTGCCGTACCCTCAACGTCCTTGGTCAGGAGGCCAGTGTCGTTCACGGTGTCGTGGATGTAGGCGCCCAATCGGATCAAGGTCTTGTCGTCCGGGTAGAAAGCCAGCAAGTTGGTTGGCACTACTACGGTCTGGTCAATGGCGCGTGGCAGCGTCTTACGCACACGGTTGAACCACCAACCACGCGCTTGGATATTGCGACTCTGCTCTTCGAGAAAGTTGAGAGCAGCCGTCTTAAATTCGTGGGTGTCCTGCAAGGACTGCAAAGGCGTCTCACCGAGAGTCGCCAGCATGTTGTTAACTACAGTGAGAGTTTGCATGTTAAGTCAGAAAAATTCCCCCAATGCCGGAGCAAAGGGGGAATGTTGGGTGCAGGTCTTATGGCACGGCCTGCCTGCGTTAGTCTTACGGGCGGTAGATCGCGCCGGAGAACTCGGGACGGTTCGGGCCCACAGCGTAGCTCAAGTACGCGTCAACGTACCAGTGCTTGTACACAGGGTCCCAGACCACTTCCGTAGTCAGCGGGATCGTTTCGCCGGCCAGCAGAGCACGGGGCGAGAAGGCCAGAGCCACCAGCTTGGTGAAGTCACCGTCGTAGGCGTTGCCGTTGTCGGCGTTCGACAGGAAGTGACCGGTGATGTTCTCACCTGCGGGCAGGTTGTTGCTGTTGATGACGGGAACGCCGTAGGTCTTCAGGGCCCAAGCCTCGATGCTCGTACCGAGCGAGGTCTTGTAGTCCATACGGATCAGCTGTTCGTTCTGCATCAGGGTGTAGAACTCAGCCGGCTTCACCGCGATCATCACATCGTCGGTGCGAGGATCAACGTCCTTCGTTTCCATCTTCACGAACAGGTCCGCGATCTGGGCGTACAGCTTGGCAGGGTCCAAGTGATCGTTCGAGCCAGCGAACGTGCTCTGCGAACCGCCGAAGTGGCCTTGGCCTGACATGCCGGTATGCTTAGGCGTAGTACGAGCAGCAGTCTTGGCAGCTTGGATGAAGAACGACTGGTCCCAGAACTTGGCGATCTTCTTGCCATGTTCGTCACCGACTTCGCGGCGGGCGTCGTAGCTGGTTTGGAAGGTTTCCAGCAGCGGGAAGACGGAGCGCGCCAGAACCACCGTGTCGATGGTCAGCGTGTTCTTGCCGAAGCGGTTAACCGTACCGTCTGGCGCGGCGCCAGGGGTCAGCTTTTGCAGGGTGCTCTCACCGACCGCAAAGTTTTGGATCACCGAGGTACCCTTCACGGTACGCACAGGAATCCAGCCTTGCAGTGCAGACTTACGGGCAATCGTGGATTCCACGACGCCGGTGTACTCTTCGATGTGGAGAGCGGAAACCGAACCGGTGCCACCTTCTTGGCCCGGACGGATGATGTTAAAGGTATCGTCAATCGGCATGTCTGCCTCCTTATGTGAATTGATGGCGAGGGTTCCGACCAGTGCTCGCCATCAAAGGGAGGGACAGGCCGGAGGGTTCTGTTATACCGGTACTAGATCAAGTACCGGTAAGGTTCAGCCCCTCCAGGCTTGACGCCGCGCTTGCAGTTGACGGTACTCGGGACTGTCTTCGACGTTCCCGCGCACCGTTGCGCGCAGCTTCTGAACTTCAGCAACGTATGCCCGCGGGCTCAGCGCACTGCTGGCCGGGCTGTTGCTTGCCGCAGTCGGCAGCACCGCGGATTGGCCCGGTTGAGTCACGCCGCTAGCCCGACTGTGCAGCTGGGCCATGTAGACCGCCATTGCTTTGGCAGCGATACCGCCAGCCTTAAGGGCCGCGTTGATCTGCACCTTTTCGTTGGCGTCCGCATTGACACTTGCCCATTGCTTAATGGCCGCCCACGTTTCCGTGCCGCCAACAGCTTCGGACAGGGTGGCTTCCAGCTTGGTAGCAGCTTCCTTGGCCTTCTCCGTGATGGCGGCAAAGTCTCGCTCGGCCACCGCCACGATCTGCTCCCAGCCCTTGGCCTTATCGTTCGTAGCCAGTCGCGCCTTCAGCAGCGAGAAGTCACCCCTCTCTGCGGCCTTAACAGCAGCGTCCTCGGGACCATAACCCAAGTTGCCGATGAACGACAGGGCCAGGTCCAGACCAGCATGGCCCGTGCTCTCGTAGCTTACGGCCTGGGCCGAGGAAGTCTCCGTTGCCGCGGTGTTAGCAGTAAAGCCGGTGTCGGCGGGCTGCGCGCCAATGTCGGTTACTGCTTGCTGGGTCTGCTGCTGCGTAGTTGCGGCAGTCGTGCCCTCGGTGCTGGCCGTGGTAATGCTTGCGGGTTGGTTGGTGCCGTCGCTCATTGCATTGCTCCTTGTGCGGCAGCTTGTCCAGCTGCGGTTGCGGTTTCTTGTGCCACAGCTTCAGCGCGCCGTTGGGCGAGTTCTTGCTGATACTGTGCTTCGGGTTTCAGGAAAGGGGTAAGGTCCACGCCACGCCCGGCGCCGATGTAGGCAGCGATGGCGGCGAAGTTGATGCGGTCTTGCAGACCCGGCGGAAGGGCCGTGATCTGTGCAAGATCACCTAGCGCCATACGGAGGTTTTCAAGGTCGCCGTTTCGACTGAGTGCATCCAGGCCGGTCAGCACTTCCACTTGGAAGTCGGTGCCGTCGATGGTCATGTCGATTTCGTCGAGCAGCCAGTTGGCGATGGGTGCTTGAATTTGCGCACTCAGCGAAGAGTACACCCCGCCCAACGCAGTCTCAAGTTCGAGTGCAGTGAGGCGGACCTCTTCTGCTGTCACCCGTTCAGCGTTGCGCGTTACTGCTGACAGTAGCAGGAAGTTACGGGCTAGCCGTTTCTCCCACGCTTCCATGCCAGCAAGGGCTTGCTGCACCGCCATCGGGTTGCCGCCGTTCATCGGCACCATGTCGTCCTTGCGGCCGGGCAGGGCGTCCCCGTTCTTGCTCTCGTTAACGTCCTTGGCCGTTAGCGTAGCAGTCGGGTCAATCAGCCACCGCAGTTCGGTACCGATAACACTGCCATCGACCACCGACTCTGCCAGTGCGCTAAGCGCCTCGAAGTCACCGTGGCTATCCTCTACCAAGGAACTGCCGTAGTCGTGCTCGTCCGCTAGGTCCCAGGTGAGTGCATGGAACGGCAGGGTCTTATCCGTGTACCGACCACCGAACTTCGTCTGGTCCAGCTTAAGCGTGTTGACCCACTGCTCGGTGATGTAGCCACCGTTGGGCTGTAGACGCACGACTTGGTAGTAGTCTACCTTGTCCTCGCCCTCTTTGCGCACCTTGGCCACAGTAGCGGCCTCTTGCACTTTGGGGTCTAGCTCGTTGAAGGCTAGGTTTTCCTTGGTGACCAGCGTGTGGATGCGGCCGTCGATGGTGCGCTTCAAGCAGTAATACTTGAGCGACATGACGCGCAGCCCGGTAGGTGCGCGAACCATCAGCACGTTGCCGACCACGATCAGGTGGCGAATGATGGAGTACAGCTTAGGGCGTTGGCCCCGTGCGTCCAGTTCTCGCGCTGCCTCTTTCTCAATCTCAGCGAGTGCCGGTTGCAGTGCCGTAAGCTGTGCCGGGTCCATACCGCGGCGCGCCTTACGACCAAGCTGCACCCGGAAGAAGGGCTTGCTGGGATTGAACATGGCCAACATGATCTTGTTGGTCAGGTGGTTGACCGCTTGTGCGCCAAGCGATTGGTAGTCGTGGGCTAGGCCCTCGGACTCCTTGTTGCGCCCGTCTTCCAGTAGCAGTTTGCGAATGGTAAGTTCGCAGTAGCGTTCTGCGCGGGTGATTAGCGAGGTCTTCTTGCCTGCAAGCGTAGACCAAAGCGCCGGTGCGGTATCGTCTTGCATCAGACGATGACTTGTTCAGTCACCCCGAACTTGGCTTTACGCTTACGCGTAGCACCCGTCACAGAGTCCGTTCCGGCGCTTGCTGCCAGCGTGATCTGCACTTGCTCTTGGGAAGCACCAGCAAGCGCGGCCACCTGTTCTTCTACCTTGCGGCGTTCTTCCATGATGGCTTGGGCGCTGGCCGCAGCACGGGCAGCTTCCCTAGCCTGCTGCTCTTGGGCAGCCGCTGCGCGCTCCGTGGCGGCGATCTGGGCATCGGCGTTCCGCTTTGCGGAGTCCTCCTGTCCCTTCACACCGGTAAAGCGCCGCAGCTCTTTGTCGATTGACTTAACGAGTCCACCCATTAGGCGACCTCCTTGTAGAGTTGGATAGCTGACTTGGTGTAGCCAGCTGCTTCGTAGCGGGGCACCATAGTCCCCGCCTGAGAGTCGCCCACAACTACTGCGGAGCAGCGATGTTGCTTAGCGATTACGTCGAACTGCGCAACGAGGTCGGCAAAGGTGCCTTCCATCTTGCCCAGCCTCAGCACAAGCTGCTCGAACAGCGTGCGTGTGTTGCTGTACCACAGTTCCCCTACCTCGAAGAACATGAACACGTTGTCGTAGAAGTACGCCCGCTCCTGATGCACCGCATACCGGATAGCGATTTCGCACTCTACCAGATCGCCGAACTTGCCGCCGGTACCGGACTTCTCCTTAACCTTGGCCAGTTCCTGCATGATCTGCGGAACGTCGTGCTGGGACGCCAGCCGAAGCTTAGACGCCATTGCGCAGCAGCTTGAGCACAGCCTGAACACCGAGCAGATAACCTGCTTCCAGATCAGACCGGGGAACCATGATGCCAGGCAGTTTGCTTTCCAGGCGGGCCAGCACATGCGGCGCCAGGACAGCAACCACTTGGGGCTCGGGGTTGTTCTCTTTGGTTTCGTTCATAGGTGGGTAATGGTGAGTTATACCGGTACCAGATCAAGCAGTGCAAGAACCAGTACCGGTAACACAATCAAGAAAAGAAGAACTTGCTCTGCAAGACTTCGCGTATGTCCAAAGTCCCGTTTGCCGGTGGTGCAGGCAAGAAGGGGTACTTGGCGCGTAGTTCCTGCAAGGGCGAGTGCTTCTCATACATAGCTACAAACTCTGAGCGGATCAGGTCGTATAGCTTCTGGGCATCGGCGGCATGAGTGCCATAGTCATCATGGATCATGGCCAGTGAATCTATCCCCGCTGATGCAGCAGCTGCCGCTGTTAAGTGCAAGTGTGCAGCGTCGCAAGAGTGTACAAAGTTGGGAGCCAGTCCAGAGGCGTGCTTGGTAGGGCTAGCCTCGTCAGTCTCCGACAGTACACGGATCTTCTCAGGCCCGATAAGCCTAGTGTTGATACGGTGTACCTCAACCTCGAAGTACGCTTGGGATGCAGGGAACCCCGAGGGGCTAGTCCACCAGATGATGGGCTCGTCCTCGCTGTTCTCTTTGACGATCAAGCGTGCTGCCTTGCGCAGGTAGTCCATAGCCTGCCGGCCTTTAACAACAACGTCGCCAATAGCTGGCCACACTGCTGTCATCAGGACAGCTGCCGCCTTGCGGTACTCCTGCTTCTCGAACGGGTGGTCTTTAACTACCTTGAGGTAGTCTTCAATCACGTAGTCCGTTGCCGACCTCAGCGTAACGCCATACGGAGTCGTCATCACTGAGCGCTTTACAACGCTCCGCGATATACCGTGCGACAACCAGCGTTGACGCAGTGACGCAGTAGCAGCGTCTTCCGGCGTCATACTCAAGAGTCGCTGTTCCGCAGCTTGGGCTACTCGGCGGTAAATGTCTTCCATAACTGCGTTCGCTGTAAGGTTCGTGGCGCGGCCACCTACCTCGTCGCGCAGCATCGCAGAAAGATTCTGCAATCCGTTGCAGCTGCCGTCCATAGAAATCGGCAGGCGGCTCAAAAACGTATCCGGGTTTAGTTGCCATTCTCTGTACTCCAGGCACCACGCCAGGAACTGTAGCGGGCAGGCGGCATCGAGCCACCCGCGGTGGTTGATCGGGTCAGCAGCGAAGTGCATGATGAACTCGTGCCTATCGCGCACCCACTGCTGGCGTTCCTCTAGGGTGGCCTTGTCGAAGCCCCACTTGTTAGCGCCTTGCACCAGGAACCAGCCCACTGCCGTATCGTCTGCCAGCGGCTTACCCACAGAGAACCGCAGCAACGCCTTTTGCAGGTCGCTGCCCTGCGGGTTAACGCCGTAGGTCATAGGGTACAGGCGGCCACGGCTGTCTGCGAAGTATACAAAGTACAGCGTAGGGTAACCGCGGAACATATCGGCCGCCCGTGTGGCAGAGTAGAACCGCCCGAACTTGCTGCCCAGCAGCTTGCGTTGGGTGTACCACTCGTTCATCAACCGCTTCCAGGCCAGGAACTCTACCTCTTGGGCACCGCTCATAAGGCTCTTGTCGAAGTCGGGCGTCAGCCAGGAAGGCTTGGGTGGGCGAGGCTGCTCACCTGTGGACACAATTTCGTCAGTGGTAACGTTAGCCGCGCTGAGCCCTAGGACAACATCTAGGATGGCTTCGTTGACTTGCCATGCCGTGCGCTGAAGGGCGTTCACAGCGGACAGCACAACAGGCATAGCTACGTCTCGGTACAGGTGCCGGGCCGATGCGCTGCAAGCTACCAGTAGCGGGTGTGCCTTGCGCAGTTCGCGGGTATGGAACCCGCCACCGAAAGCGCTCTCCCAATCCAACGGTGGCTCAACGCACGGGCCGTAGGTCGGCGCCGTCATCGCCACGTAGGACTTAACCTGCGCAATGCGGTCCATGATTTCTTGTGACAGGGCCACGGGCCGATAGCCGCGCTTGCCGTTGGCAATCGGGGCCTCGCCAATCTCGATCATGCCTGCCGTAACAAGCATGCCCAGCAGGAAGGAGCCCACCTGTTCGCGGGAACCCACAGGCCACTCGGGTACGAAGAAGCCCGCAGCTTCTGCTTGCATGCGGATAGTCGTGACGCGGTGCCGCTCGTTCTTGGACATGCGCCGTGCCAAGTCGCGGGTGAGCGTAAAGTAAAGCTCCGGGTACTCTAGCTCGATCTGCGACAAGACCAGCTCCGCATGGATAGCGGTGCCGATCTTGTAGCTGATGGTCCGGTCGTCGCTCGTAACTCGCGGGTCGAAACAAGCGTTGATGGCAGTACGCACAGCAAGTAGCGAGACAGCTTCCGGCTCCAGGCCAGCAAGCAACCGCACGTGGGCGCGCTTAGCCCCAGGTGCAGTGTCGTCAAGCTCCCACGCCAGCGCCTTGGCCATCGGCATAACGTACTCGCGCAGCAACTCTTTGGAGTACGGGTTACTAGCCGCACGCCCCTGTTCTTCTGCGCGGGCCATCATGTTCTCTGCCCGTTTGATACCGCCGTAGTACATACGGCGCTCTACTTCTACTTGTGTGAGTAGCTCCATTAAACGTCCGGTGAAAGTTTGTCGTGGCGCCAACCCTTAAAGCGGGGTTCGCGCAGGTGGCCGTCCTCGGTGTAGCCCATGAACTCGATCTCTGCGATCTGTGAGATGAACGCGCCCGCAACCGACATGATCTCCCCGCACATGGCCTGCGTCACGCCGCTGCCCACGTTGGTGCTAATCATGGCGCCGTTGGGACCGCCTGCTCGGTGCAGCACGGTAAGGTGACCGCCTAGCTTGGTATCGCGCTGCTCGGCGTGCGTCGCTGCAACTTCCAAGTCCAGGGACAGGGAGGGTTTGACCTTAACGATCTGGCCGTCCTTGGCTACCACCGGGGCATACGGGGCCACCGGATTGCGCAGGATCGCGCCGTCATAGCCGCCTTGTTCTTTGAGCGACAGGGCGTAGCGTGCCACATCGAAGTCGCGCAGCTTGGGCCCGCTGTGTGAGATAGCAATGGTGACCTCGGCCAGTTCTGGCAGGACCACGCACACGCCCCAAGCCGCGTTGTAGCGGTGTGCGTAGCTGTCCCCGCTGGTCATGAAGCGGCAGTTCATGTCCCCATAGATCATGTCGTTAACGACAAACTCCAGCCACGGGGCGGGCGAGTGCTGGCGGAAGGCGCCGCTGATCTTGGGGAACGGTTCCCCACGGGCCCACACTTCGCCCAGGTAGACTGCCGGGAAAGCTGCACGGGCGTAGGTGTGCTTCTTCCACAGGGCTTCGATCAGGTGGTCGCACGACCTTACGGGCTCGTCGGTGCGGGACACCATGTAGCACTCACGCAGGTTCTCGCTGATATACACCTTGCCGAAGCACCCATCGTACTTGGGTTGAACCCACCAGCCCTTCTCGACTAGGGCTTGCACGTTGCCGTGCTCTTTGCGGAACTTAGCCGAACAGGCGTCGAACTCGACGGCCTTAAGGATGTTGTATTTCATACGGCCCTTGTAATTTCTCGGTCAACCATTGACGCTACTGCGTTTGATACTGCCCGCACAACAAGTTGCTTGATAGCCGCTTGCGGGTGAACTGCGGACGCTAACAAGACGAAGGGTGCCCGCTCTTGGGAAACGTACCGCTCGCCACCCACGTCCATATGGGCCTCCACTACCACGTCTTTGTACGTAACGTCTCGGGACACCAGGACTTGGAAGTTAAGTTGTGTGTCAGCCATGCGGGTACTCCTTGTCGTTGGCTTCCAGGCAGGCACTGATCTTCTTTTGCATGTCGATCAAGCTGTCTTTAGCGGTGACGGCCTCGGCAATGCGGGCGTACAGATCGGCCTTGCGCTCGAATCTGTAGCCAGCAAGAGAAACCGCCTTGTCGATAACGACATAGGCGGCTTCTTCGAGGCCCTTAGTTTGGAACTTCTCTGCTTGGATCAGCAGAGTCAACGTAAGGGCGTAGGGGTGCATCAGTTTTCCGATTTCATTTGGCGTAGCACCAACTCCAACTCGAACACGACTGAGCATGCGCGGTGGGCTAGGTGCAGAAGGTTAGTCTCTGCGTCCCGCTCGTAAGCAGGGTTCGTGTCGTGGTCTTTGGCTTGCACTGCGGCGGCCAGCAGGTGGCGGCCAGCAGCGGCACGGTAGCGTTCTGGGGCGACACCTTGCCAAGACCCGCGATCATACGGGGTTGGCTTCTTCTGGGTGATGGCCCACTGCATCACTTCCGTAATGGCAAGCAATGCGTTGGGGCAGTCGTCCAGCAGCAGGGTAACGTCCAGCTTACCACTGTCGTCTTTTCGGCCGGCTACGGTGGTCATGTCAGCAGCGTGTTCTTTCGTTTGGTGGTGGAGTTCAGCGTGTAGCGGCTGCGCGCATAGCCTTTGCAATGCGTGCAACGATACCGCTGGTACTTGCCTGCGTTGGTGTACTGGAAGCCGTCTTTTCCAAGGGCCTTACTACCACACCGCGGGCAACGCATGTCTTCATCAGGCCAGAGAGCGGCGATATTCGGGTGGCTGACCGCCCACGGCCGGAGCGCAAGGTAAACATAGCGTAAGCTCTTTGTGTCGTCGATGTTGTACAGCCGCATTTCTTTACGGGCCGCGGGATTACGCTTAAGGTACTCGACCCATAACTCAAAGCCAGGGAACTTTCCATGCTTGTGTTTCTTGATAGGCGAGAACTTGTCCGCCATCCATTCCAGCTTATTACTGGTGAAGCCGAAGTTGTCCTTTGCAATCAGCATGGTGTCAATTACGACTACCGGACTGAAGGGAGGCATGCGCAGCATTACCATGCGCGCCCGGATCTTCTTGAGGTCGAAGCGCTTACCGTTCTGCGCAACCACGAAGTCGGCCTCGTCCAACAGGGCGTGCAGCTTTAGCAGCAGCAGGGTGTCATCGCGCAGGTCCTCTTGATCCCAGGTGTCCATGTAGCCAGCAGCAGAAGGTTTGTCGCCTTCCCACCACCAGCTAAAGGACAGGATGGACCACTCTACCTTGATCTGATTGAGGCCGATGTTCTCTTTCCAGAGCCGCCAGTGCATAGACTCTAGCGGGGCAGTCTCAATGTCTAGGTAGAGGATGCGAGGTCCGTCACTCACTGGCAGCTTTCGCAGGGCCCGTCTGTGTTGCAGTAGCCTACAGGCGGCAACGCAAAATCGTCGTCATCCTGCGGCTTTGGCAGCGGCTCGCTTTTTGCGGGCAGTGGCGTTTCGTTTGATTCGCTTTTCATCTTCCGTCTTGAAGGTTGGGTGCAACAGCCCGGTGCGGTTAACACTGTGCTGCTGCAAGTAAGGGGCAAGCCCCTGGCAAAACGCTGCGAGGTTCTGCACCCCGTAACGCTTGAAGTTGTTTTCCACCTTGCCCAGAAGCGCATTGCAGGAGCGATGCAAGGTTGCCCGCACCGCCCCCGTAATGTGGTCATGGTCTAGCACCGCCTGATCGGCAGAGCATGGGAGCTTGCACAGGGCGCACGCGCAGTGTTGCTTAAGGCGCAGTTCTTCGCGGACGCCTGCGACTTGGGTAGTC